TAGTCTTGTGGTATGGCATTTAGGGAGGCCTTTTAAATAATGTTTATAAATAGTTATTTTCCAACTGTAATATGGAATGAGGAAAAACCAGAGTTTGTTAAATCGTTAAATAAAGCAAGTAATAAATATATTAAAGATGCAAGAACAAGAGAAAAAGAATATATAAAAAAATACGGTGACTTTGGAAGATCGTATCACTCAACACCACTCACAGCTGATAATGATTTTTTAGATTTTAGAAATTACATTGGTCAAAAATCTTGGGAGTATTTAGATCATCAAGGTTATGATATGAAACAATACGCAACTATGTTTAGTGAGATGTGGGTACAAGAATTTGCTAAAAAAGGTGGTGGACATCATTCAGCACATATACATTGGAACCAACACGTATCGGGTTTTTATTTTTTAAAATGCAGTGACAAGACATCATATCCAATATTTCACGAACCAAAGACTGGTGCAAGATGTACAAAATTAAAAATGAGATCAGACTTAAAAGGTGTATGGGCAGGTCACGAACAATTTCATCTTAGACCAAAACCCGGAACATTAATTATATTTCCAGGATACTTAGAACACGAGTATGCGGTGGATTTTGGTATTGAACCTTTTAGATTTATACATTGGAATATACAAGCAGTTCCAAAAGAAATGGCTAAAGATGGTTAAAGTTGTTGATAATTTTTTATTAAAAGATCATCATTTTAATTTAAAAAAATTATTAGAATCAAATTTATTTCCTTGGTATTTTATTAAAAATACTGCAGATGAAAGCACAGATTTGTTTGATTATCATTTTTGTCACAATTATTATTGTGATGATAAAATAAATTCTGATTATTTTAACACTTTAAAAATATTGTTATCTAAAATTAATCCTAAAAAATTAATTAGAATTAGAGCTAACTTACAACCTGCTAATCACAAGTTTGTTAAATCTTTACCACATTGTGACCAACCTTTTAAATGTAAAGTCGCTATATATTATATTAATACTAATAATGGATATACTTTAATAAAAAATAAAAAAATAAAAAGTATAGAAAACAGAATTGTTTTTTTTGATAATGAAGAACATTTTGGAACTAATACTACTGATTCTAAAAATAGAATTGTAATTAATCTTAATTATTATGAATTTTAAAAAAAATAAATATACAGTCATTCGCCAAGCCATATCAAAAGAACTGGCAACTTTTATTGCAAATTATTTTTTAATGCAAAAACAAGTTTATGATACTTGTACAGCATCAAGATACTTTTCACCTTTTGAAACTATACTTGGATACTACGAAGGTAAAGATGAACAGATTCCAAATACTTATTCTCAATACGCTAATATGGCTATGGAAACCTTATTGCTTAAATGTCAACCAAGTATGGAAAAAGCAACAGGATTAAAATTATATCC